TGGAGACTTAGCATGAGTACATTAGTTATAGATACAATACAAGGTAAGACAACTGCTGGTTCTGTTAACGTTCGTGGTGAAGGTTCGAATAATACAAACTTACAACAGGGGTTGGCAAAGTCTTTTCTCAGAGGCTCTGGCAGTGCATCTTTACAACACAGTTTTAATATAGCAAGTGGAACAGATAATGGCACAGGTGATTATACTTACACTTTTATTAATAATATGAATCAATCAGAGTATCCTGTTTCTGCAAATTCTGTTGGTAATGTTCCAAGAATAGGAACAAGCTCTAATATGAATACATCAAGTTATGATACTGATCACCATACTGATGCAGGTGCAAATGTAGATTCAGGTAATGTGACTGTAACATTTGGAGACTTAGCATGAAAATTGAAACACCTGAATTTCAGGGAACACATTTATGGAATAGATTACATTGGGCTAAAGATAATTTAGACGGTGTACAAAGCGATTATAGAGTAGTATGGGAAGATCCGGAAGAACCGGATGCACCTGCTAAAGTTACGGTACCCGATCCGAACTGGTTGGCCTGTGCTTTACAAGGTGGTATACTTCCGCCAGTAGAAGTTTATTGGGCTTTAGCTGAAGATGAGGCAAAACCAGATTTTAAGAAACATACGAGAGGTTATCTACTACATAATACGAAACCAGTTGATAAGATGACTGAAGAACAAGCGATTGAATACTTAATTATGAAAGACATACCACAAAGAGTATGGAGAAACTATGAGAGATCTAATCGTAAGAGATTAGTGATTTGTAAAAAACAGAATCTACCAAGTCATAGAACGTGGCGTAATGCTTGGAAGATTAACCAAGAAGTAGCATAAGGAGATAAAGATGACTACAATAATTCAAGATAAAGATGGTGTGATTGCTGCAACTCCATCAACTATGCCATCTGATAGACATTTTAGAAATGCATGGGTATTTGATAGTGCACAAACTGCTATCAGTGAAGATATCACAGCAGCAAAAGTAATATTTAAAGATAAAATCAGAGAAGTAAGAGGACCCTTACTTGAAGCTGAAGACGTAGTATACATGAAAGCTTTAGAATCTAATGATTCAGACGCTAAAGTTGCAAGTGTTGCAAAGAAAGTTGCACTAAGAGACGCACCTGCTGCAACAGCGATAACTAATGCGACTACAATACAAGCTTTAAAAGATGCATGGGATAGTGATGTATTAGGAACAAGTCCATACGTTTAATCTTATAAATAGATAAAAACAAAGGATTAAAGATGGCAACTCCTAATTCAAGAGCAACTCTAATAGATTACTGCAAACGCAGACTAGGCGAACCAGTAATTGAAGTTAATGTTGATGAAGATCAAGTAGAAGATCGAGTCGATGAGGCGTTGCAATATTATCAAGAGTTTCATTCTGATGCTACTGTAAGAACGTATTTAAAACATTTGGTAACTGCCACGGATGTATCAAACGAATATATTCCAATATCGTCTGATATTATCTTTGTGTCAAAAATGTTTCCACTCACTAGTTCATTTAATACGAGTAGAAACTTTTTTGATATAAAATACCAAATGATGTTGAATGATATCGCCGATCTAATGAACTTTGCAGGTGACTTAGCTTATTATGAGCAAATGCAGCAGTACTTATCATTACTTGATATGAAACTTAATGGACACCCACAAGTTCAGTTTGCTAGAAGACAAAACAGACTTTACATTTTTGGAGATTTTGTTGATCAAGATATTAAAGCCGGTGATTACATCGTTGCCGAAGTTTATACTATAGTTGATCCAACAACACACACTTCAGTGTTTAATGATATGTTCGTTAAAGAATATACAACTGCATTAATAAAACAACAGTGGGGTACAAATTTAATAAAGTTTGATGGAATGCAGTTGCCAGGAGGAGTCGTTTTAAATGGAAGACAAATATATGATGATGCAACAGGTGAAATAGAAAGATTAAGAGAAAACTTAAGATTGGAGCAAGAACTTCCACCAGACTTTTTTGTAGGATGACATGGCAACTAATTTATATTTTAGTCAAAAGGTAAAGTCAGAACAAAACCTATACGAAGATATTGTAATAGAATCTCTTAAAATGTATGGGCAAGACGTGTACTACTTGCCACGTGATCTCGTAAATGAAGATAGAATTCTCGGCGATGATCCAGAGTCAAGCTTCAATTCATCACATGTCATTGAAATGTATATTGAAAACACCGAAGGATTTGAAGGTGAAGGAGATTTATTCACGAGATTTGGTGTAGAAATAAGAGATGAAGCGACATTTGTTGTTGCAAGAAAAAGATGGGAACAAACTGTACAAAGATATGATAATGAAATAACAAGTGTAAGACCATCTGAAGGTGATTTAATATACTTACCACTTTCAAAATCATTATTTCAAATATCTCATGTAGAACACGAGATGCCTTTCTATCAATTAAGCAACTTACCAGTCTATAAATTAAGATGTCAATTATTCGAATACACTGGAGAAGATTTAGATACTGGTATCGATACCATTGATGAGATCGAAAGAAAATACGCATACAAATATATTCTTTCACTTACAAATACACGTGATAGTGCAGAAGCAAGTGTAACAGTTGTGGGTGGACAGCTTTCGACTGTAACAATAGTAGACAGCGGTAATAACTATTTTGTTGCACCACAAGTATTGATTTCAGATTCAACTGGTGTTGGTGCCGTTATTGCTTCAACGATTGATAGTAATAGTGGTGAAATTAACAGCCTTACCATTACTAACCCGGGCACAGGATATACAAATAGTCCTACGATCACATTTGCTTCGCCTGCACCAACAGCATTTGAAGTTGGTGAAACTATTACAAGTCCAAGTGGTGATACATTAATGAGAGCTGAAGTTGCCAAATATTCAGACTCGGATGATAAGATTCACTTAATACATGCGGGTGCAGACGATGGTAAGTACCATGCATTCACAGTAGGTAAGAGAGTTGTAGGATTGAAGACAGGTGCTGGTGGTGTAATTAATTTAGTAGTTGAAGATAATCAATTGTCACAAAATGAACAAAACACAGACTTTACATCCGGCACTGATTTTATAGACTTCACAGAAACTAATCCATTTGGCGATGCGAGTAATAACTAATGTTTGGTGGACACTTTTATCACGAAAAAACAAAGAAAGCAGTTGCACTGTTTGGCAGACTGTTCAATAACATATATGTTATTCGTAAGAATTCATCTGGCGCGGCAATAAGTCAAGTTAAAGTTCCACTATCATATGCACCAAAACAAAAATTTTTAGAAAGAATAAGAGAAAATCCAGATTTAAATGATGACACAAAGGTGGCGATAAAACTACCAAGAATGTCATTTGAAATTACATCAATAGCTTATGATGCTACACGGCAGTTGGCAAAAACAACAACATTTAACACTACAGCATCAGACGCTAACGTTAATAAAAGACAAAAGTTTTTTACGCCAGTTCCGTACTCAATAAACTTTCAATTAAACGCATATGCTAAATCGCAAGATGACGCATTACAGATAGTCGAACAAATATTGCCTACATTTAATCCTCAGTACTCGATAACTATAAAACCATTTTCTAGCGAGTATCCGACTTTACTTGAAGACATACCTGTAATAATACAAGGTGTTTCATTCAGTGATGACTTTGAAGGTGCAATGGAACAAAGGCGTACAATAATATACAGCATGGACTTTGAGATGAAGATAAGTTATCATGGTCCAATCGCTGATACCAATGTCATTCGTAGTAGTGTTGCAAGTGTATTCAATATGCAGGCAGGCTTAAACGATTCTGACGTTGGACTTCAAACAATAACGGTGGCACCTAATCCTACAAGCGTAATCGGATTGGCTGATAGCGATTTTGGTTTCACAACAACAATAGTGGATAGTGCATAATGTATGAATATAGATGTAAAGTAGTAAAAATAATTGATGGTGATACAGTTGATGTGGATATTGATTTAGGTTTTGGTGTTTGGCTACATAAAGAACGAGTAAGATTATTCGGTATCGATACTCCTGAGTCAAGAACTCGTGACTTAGAAGAAAAAAAGTATGGACTAGCCGCAAAGAAGTTTTTAACTGGAATGTTGGATGATGATCGTGGTATAATATTAAAAACGCATAAAGATAAAACTGG